GAGGCAGAAAGGGCACCGTCCGCGTTAAGTAAAAACAGGGTGCGGTTCAATGTGAATTTCGAGCCGACAGAACCCGCCAAGGGCGAGCTTAGGATAACAGAGCCTGGGGACGATACTAGGGCGCGGGATGAAAAAATGTGGATCAATGAAACAAACCCCGGCCTTGTCCACAGGCTTTTGTCTGACCCCCGATGGAAAAACCAGATTGACGATATGCTGGACAGTTATAACGAGAGGAGGCCAGGCGCACAGTTAAATAGAGAAGAATTTGTAAGACAATACACTGCACTCGTTACATCCGTTACTCCATTGCAAGACCTTAGTGATCTGGGAATTTTGAATACTATCCAAGGTGCGGTAGCAATGCCCGGCGGTCTGGCACCCACGGATAACATACTTGACCTAGGAAGTTCTGCGGGCAAGAACTTGGTGCGAGCCCTAATGAGGTCTGGCGCACTTCCTTCTTCCTTGCAGGATAATGTCCATGCCGTCAGACGGCGATTCGTTGATACGATGAAAACCCGATTTGAAACATTGGATGGCAAGGTAGTAGAGCTTCTTCAAGCAACGCGACTTCCCGACAACATACAGCGTCAATATGTAGATGACATTGACGGATTATTCCAATTCATGGGTGAGGTAGCAATCCGGGGCGAGGATATGAACGCAGATCTTCCTGCCTTGTACGACCGCCCCGGCAACAGGATTATTATCAATCTTGCTGCAATTGATCCCAATGACATGGTTAGCGCAGAGGAGGTTGTAAAGCAGGCAGCCTTTCACGAAGGGCTACACGCGCTGATAATCCGAGATCATTTAACCGAAGAAGAATTAAATGTACTATATGGTTTCGTTAGAGATAAAAATAACATAGTACCAAAGGAAATAGACGAGGAAGCATATAATGCACAATTAACGTGGTTTGAACGCTCCGTCGTGGCCCACAAGGATAGCGGGTTAGCTGAAGCGGACATCGAAAAAGAAGCCATCATTTCCCTGCTGGAAAACTTGACGCAACATCCCGATCTGTATGTAGAGGGAAAGAAAACCCGCACGATTGCCAAGGGTGTCCGGGGATTTCTTGAGGGGTTCGTGGATGCAGCCAAGGATTCTGACATCGTTGATGTTATGAGAATACTTGGACGAATAGAGCGTGGTGAAGTTGGCGAGCGCACGGCTGGATTTTTAGGTGATACCGAATATACAAATGATTCGATAGTTAGATCTAATGATTTACTGCGTTATGCAAATCCCGAAGATATAAGAAAATTAAAAGCAGCCATTGTTTTACGCGATGCTGCTCCGTCTGATCAAATGAGAGAAGTCGAACAGGCGAAAATAGATGATATCTCTGATAAGATAGTTGCCAACCGTGGCATTATTCAGGAGTCTGCTCCACCACCTCCCGATGCGGTGCAGGCCATTGAGAATCAGCGTCAGGCAATCGAACATTATCGTGCTACCTTTTCGGGGGAAGTCCCCCTATTAGGCTTGGATCAAAAGAATAGGGATAGTGAGGCGTATAAGCTGGCCCTAGATACATTCATGGAAATGCGTGGCAAAGATCCCAGATATGCCTACAAGATGCCTGAGCCATATCAAAAATTTTTCAACAAAATGTCGCCGCTGTCACCCAACCTGTTGAGTCTTGTTGCTGACGTTGAGAAGGCCGGAGTCATAACACCGTTGGATGGGGATGTTACAAGGAAAAGTCTTGAGGAAGGTGGCATACTCAGTGGGGACTATGTTAGAAGACCATGGTGGAGGGGTGGGGGAATTGAAGGAGATTTGTCTGAGGTTGACACCGAAACATTAAAAGATCAGCCCACCACTGGAGATAATATTAAGGATACGGTGGAGAATCTAAAGGGAAGTGTTGACGGATTACGCTATCTCTATTTGGATCGTCGCCAGTATATCGTAAAGCAAACCGATAGGCTTATAGCTGCACAGAACAGGGCGCAGTTAGATGCCGAAACATCTGCTCTGGTTATGTGGCGTAACTCCGACAATGCACTCAATTGGTTGTCCAGCTTGATGCTTAGGGGACCATTGTCTTATCTCGGAACAACGGTTGGATCCGGAAGGTTTGAGAATGCACCCATCTATGACAATGATCTACAAGAAAAATACGGGGGTGATGGTCGTGTCCAGGGGCTAAACGACATAATTGCCCCGATCATAGACGCCGGTAGCCAACAGGCTGCACTTACTTATGGCCTAATCAAGAGGGTGCGATGGACAAGGGATCGCCTTGAGAGCATCCAGTCGGCAACCGCAGGCGTGGATTCAGAAAATCTTAACCCCGAAACCAGACGTAAATTAAAATTATTTCAAGAATCCTACGAGGATATTAAAGTCGCCGTCAGGAAACTTACCGAAGCTCAGATGGATGATATTGTCCAAGAAATAGAAACAAAAGAAAGTAATAAAATTATTGTAGAGTTTTGGGATCGTTACAAGGCATACGATAATCACATGATCAAGATGTCTTACAATACTGGCATGATCACCAGGGAGATACGTGACGAGTGGTTGTCTATGCCGTATGCGCCGTTCTATCGCGAAACAATGGAGAACGAAGATTTCCCGATAGGCTCACAGGAGCAGATGGCAAAGCGTAGGAAGAATGTGGTAGAGAAGGCCCTAACGGAGAGCATGAAGCCGATAACGTCGAAGTTGTCGGATAGCATTATAACAAATACACAAGCATTGGTTCGTGATGCCATGATGAATACAGCGGTATCACGAACAGTTAGAGATGCTGTGGCCTTGGGGGAGGCAAGAAAAATAAATATCAGTGCCGTGGCAGCCTCTCTTGATGATCGCGTTGTGCGGGTTATGGAACATGGCGTCCCAACGTATTATCAGTTGGACGATGCACAGGTTGCTATGTCTGCAATGCTGCTGGGATTCAACCCCAAAAAGCAGTTGCAAAAATTATTTGGCGAACACAAACTCGGCAAATTTATGCAGACGGCTCTCACGAAAAGCTCTTCATTCTTGAGGGATGCTGTTACAAGAACTCCACCCTTCGCTACAAAGAATGTTTTCAGAGATTCTTGGAATGCTATGAGCCTTACTGGCGGAGGGCCACGGCTTATTCTTGAAGCGTTCGGCAATGCCATTAATCCAGACTCTCTACGCAGGGCGGATGAGTTGGGACTATCAATAGGAGTCGATTTTGTTGCGGAGCCTGGTGAGTATGGCAATAAAATGAGGTCGGAACTGAAGAAAGCTAATCTAGATTGGAAAAATCCCCTTAATGCCTTTAGCATATTGTGGAATTTTTCAGGACGTATAGCCAAGCAATCCGAAGTCGCGACCAGACTTGCTGTATATGATCGCATATTAGCTATGACGGGGGACAAGGCGCTTGCAGTACACTATGCCATAGAAATTATGAACTATGGTCGCAGGGGTGCGAGTCCGGTACTCAGCACATATATGGCTACCGTGCCGTTTATGAACGGTAGGCTGGAGGGCCTTGATGTTACCTACAGGGGTCTTCGTGGCAAGAAGGGTTCCTCTGATATTCCAGGAGTTTATGGGTACGGATTAACCACAGGTGAGTACGAAGGTCTTCCTTTCTGGAAAAAGACTAGGGCAAAGGTTGTGAGTCGCGGCCTCGCGCTAACCGCTGCAACTGGTGTCCTTTACTTGTTAATGCGAGACGATGAGGAATGGCAAGACCTGAGGGATGAGACTAGATCTGACAACTGGGTACTCCCCCTGTCGGATCATGCATGGATAAAAATTCCTATACCATTTGAGATCGGCGTAATCTTTAAGGTTATTCCAGAAAAAATGTTTGAAGCTATTACGGAGGCGGATGTAGATGTGGGTGATGTAGGGGAGGAGGCGTGGCGACAACTACGCACTTCGCTAAGTATAGGGGGGCCACAATTATTTACCCCAGTAGTTAATGCGATGCGTAATTACGATACGTTTAGGAAGGACGGCATAGTTGATTCGTGGATGGAAGAAACCTTGTCTCCCAATGAGCAACGTAATCGGTATACGAGTAACGTTGCCAGGGGTGTAGCAGACCTTGCCAACAGCGTACCACTGGTTAACAAGATGGACTTTCTGACATCCCCCATGAAAGTCGAATACATGATGCGTCAGTATCTCGGCACGATGGGGAGCTATGTGGTAACAGTCGCAGACAGAATAGCCCGTACTGGAATCTTGCCGGATATACCATTCGATCCATATATGAATTTAGCAGAAGCAGAAAGCGTGATCGGTACCAACAAAGATTTTGACTGGAAATCCCTGATCGGCGGTGAAGGTATCGCTAATGTCCCCCTCCTTGGCGACCTACTAACTGATCCCAGGACACGCCAAGGGAGTCAGCAAGCTTTTTTCGAAATGATAGAAGACCTTGATACCGTCCTTGCTACACTAAGCAGTATTACTGATAGGGATTACTTGAAGGGTTTCGAGTATAGGAAGAAGCACCTAGACATACTGAGACATCAGCGTCAGTTGAGGTTTATGCAGAATCAGTTGAAACAGTGGCGCGAAAGAAGGGACCACTTATCAAAGATCCCCCCTGGATCAATGTCTACAGACGAGATGCGAGAATACCACCAAAGACTTCTTGAGAGCCGTCAAAGTATTTTAGCAAGTGTCAATGACCTCATGGCCTCCATAAGACAGGAATGATTTGTATGAATATTATCAGCGAAATACTCAAGGATGAACGCGGCTCCTTCAGTGCTGCCAGAACATTTCTTTTCGGGTCATTGGTTTTTACGGGTACTATCATCGTGCTGGACTCGCTCATGTTGGGAGTACCAGAGATTGCGTACACCCTCCTGGGTAGCCTTAACGTGGGGTTGCTCGCGTGGGCAGGTGGTCCACGGGTGGCTCAGTACTTGGCTCCGCAGATAGGCTCCGTCGCGGCTGGGATAGCGAAGGCAGTGAAGGGGCCACGGCGTCCCGACTTATTAGATAACAGTGCAGACTTCAGAGAACATGACGAAAGATGAATGGGTGGAGGTGTGCGGAGAGGCTTTAGAAGCCGAGGGTATCCGGCATTTCCATCCGCTTGAGGTATGCGATGTTGGGCGTGAGGCCCCCGGTACGCCGCCCTACGATCCCCACCGACTTCAGACACCTCAACTTAGTTTAATTCCCAAAGCAATTCTGGTTTGTCGTGTCCTGATTTATCTTCGGGAGGCTGTCAGGCCAATGCCCGTGCGCGTCAACTCTTGGTATCGCGACCGTCTTTACAACTATAGAATTGGTGGAGTCGGCAGTTCGATGCACCTGACCTGCGGTGCAGCCGATGTTGTTAAGCCCGGCTTCACGCCAGCCGAGGTGGCTGACATTTTGGAGGATCATCCTGATAGCGATCAATTCGGGATCGGTCGCTACAAATCATTTACACATATAGATGTGAGGGGCATGATCGGTCGCCCGTCCCCTGCACGATGGGGCAGCAATGAATAACGGCATAAGATCATTGCCCCGGTATCATCATGGTGGTCCACACACGAAAGAGGAGTTTGCTGCATTTCGTGCCCGTCGGGCCAAAGAAGAGCATAGACGCCGTGCCATGGCTGGGGAACCAGGCTATCCGAGTATCGGACCACGACCATCATGGGCAGAGCGTGTCGCTGCTCAAGTTAGATCCGTCCCGCGCAGGATAAATAGAGCCTTGCAACCGGAGACAGCCGGGGAAACTGCTGCTTTGGTCGCTGGCTCCATGGCAGAGCCACTTGGAACTAGTATCGACGTAGCTGACATGATAGCCGGTTTCGCAACACGCGACCTTCCCAGGGTGGGGTGGGGTGCGCTTGGCTTTGCTACTCCGTTTGTTGCAGGTTCAGCTATGCGAAACGTTGTAAAACATGGGGGATTGAAGGCTTTACCAAGCAGGATTGCCCGTAAGTGGGAAGACCTCCGCCTTCCGATGGACGAAGCTTCCGTTGCAAGGCGCATGGAGGAGCAAGGATATGAAGGGTTTTTACATGGGACGGGTATGCGGGGAGAAGCTTTATCAAGGGCTCCCTTGGATCCGGATCGACCGTTTTTTCAAGTGGACAACCCCGATGTTGCCGCAGAATACGGCCAGCCGCGCAATGTTTATTCACGAAAACCCAATCAACTTACCTTTGATGCAGAAGGCGCACCTTGGTCGGAGATACCAATGGAAAAAATTCGTGGGCAGATTGATCCAAGTCGCCTTGAAGAGTTTGATAAACTCGTAAGCAGATACTGGTCCCAGGGTTCTGCCTCCACGGGGCACCTGGACACCGATGTTCTTTCTAGGATTTCGCGGCAAATGGGCTATAGTGGTTTTGATGCACACAATCTGAGGGACGCTCCCTGGACAGGGCTCTCTCCTCGCAGGCTGGATCCACCCGACGCTCCATCTCTTGTGAGATCTACCTTAGATCCTGGGCTTGTTAGATACGAGGGTGCCAGATTTAATCCGCGTGATCTGGGATTGAATGATCCAATGGCTGGCATAGCAGGGTTGTTAGGTGTTGGAGCTACTGGGGCTGCTCGCAGAAATTATGTCGAGAGGAATCGCCAGTAAGAACCTGTGCCTAAGAATTATTTTACAACGTTGTCGAGCTGTGCAGCCTGATATACTTCTCAAAAATTGTTTTTTAGTAGCCTGGACGAACCGCAACAAGGCGTAACACCCGTAACAATGAGCATAAAACCAAAAGAAATTGCCGTACTGGGAGGGATTCTTCTCATACTAATGCTTGGCCTCAGGGGTTTCAGCAACGCGAAGGCCGAGGCCCTGGTAGCAGAAGAACGAGTACGGGTACTAGAGGGAGAGCGCATAGAACTTGAGCGCCAGATGGAAGAAGCCGCCGAAGGCTATGAGGTCCTACGCGATAGCTTAGATCAAGCCCATGATTCCATCGCTGAGGTACGAGAAGAGGCCGTTGCAAGGGCCTCCCGTGCCTCCATAAGCTTCGCCACGGACTTGGGGATGCTCAGGGATAGCATCAATATAGTTCAACCTGACAGTGGCTTAGGGGAAATCGTTGATAGGATACAAGCGGATCACAAAACCCAGATCCAAGCGTATGAAGTTCAGATCGAAACGCTTGAGGCAGATAATCTTTTGTTATGGCGACGGGTGGAGGTGTCGGATTCCCTGTGGATCCAAGAGCAGAATCTAAACGCATCTCTTAGAAACGAGATAGCCGCCCTCCACCAAGAGTCTGACGCTTGGCAGAGAGCGGCTAATCCCAACATCTTCAAAAGATTAGGTGGGAGTATTCCCTATATCTTGGTCGGTGCCGGAGCCATAGTTCTTCTGAATTAATTTTTATAAAAGATTGCCCCAGCTTTCGGTGTGTGAGTTGAGCTAAAGGCCAACCACCGTCAGCGCGTCCCTTAGTAGCTTTCGGTGTAGGGTCTCCCTCAGAGTTTCGATTGATCTCTCGACCGCCTCCTCCACCCCCTTAACGTCGGCTCCAGCTATACCAACCTCTTTCTGTCCACGGGTTACTACCGCATGATGGAAAAGTCTACCATGAGCCTTGATGAGTTCCACGAAATTATCAACGAATTCGTTTAACTCTAGCGAATCAGGTATAGAGACTTCCCCCGCCTTAACCATGGTTTCGGATCTGGGTCCGGTCCCAGTTCGTGGTACCTTGTGGCTGTCCTCCCCTGCTACAAGTGCCTTGATGTCAGGGGCACAACCAGATTCGATATCTGTAATCCGATTTTTTATTTTAGGCATCCTCATCAATCTATTCCCCGCCTTTCGTATTCTCCTTTCTGTCCAATAAACAATATGGTAGCCAGATTCTTTGAACGCCTCGACGATAGTACTACCGCCCGCCCTGGCTTGACAGAAGTTTTCCTGCTTCTCTGTGAGCTTAATCTCCCAACCACGCCTCACTCTCCCCCCAGGCTTGGTGACTTCCCTAGGCTTGGTGACTTCGATATCCTTGTGAAAGCCTGCGGGTATGTCCCCCAACTCATTTACAAATTTCGCAATCTGATCTCTTATCTTTTTATGGTCTAATAGCCTGCGAGCGGCATTGCTAGAAAACGCAGGATTTGAAACGTTATAGGAATCAGTGTAAGCGTCAGCCCTGTTAGATCCCAAGGCCATAAGCTCACAAAACGAGAGCTGTTTATCTGTGAGTGGCCGCTCCCTTGCCACCAGCTTGGCTAGGAGCGGATCAGCTTTCGCTGGCGTCTTGGCAACCTCCTTCCCTGCCATTCCCTGAAGTGCCTTAATCAGATCGCTAACGTTGATCGTATCATCATTATTGTTGGAACCCATAATCTTCTCCTCGGAATCCACGGTCTTCTCCTCCTTGTGATGCGCGTCGGTTGGAAGTCCCCCGGCTTTGGGGTGACAACCATTTTCTACATGGCTGGGATCAAGCATAGAGAAACTTAGTTTCTTGTTATCGGTTTCATCTAAGTGCCAGATACCACGACCACGATCCCAGTTTACAAACCTCCCAGCCTTGATTTTCTTGCCACATTTAATGCATGGCCCGCCATACTTGGCCGCAATAATCAGGCTCATAGCAGGGCGACCTCCCACTCATAGCCAGACATGAGGCTTGAGTAATCGAAATGTTTACCAAGGGCATCCACAATGCTCACTTGGTCTGGCTCAAATCCCAGCACCTCTCCAGGGGGGTGGCTATAATAGCAAATGCTATTAATGGTGGTCTTGTTAAGTGCGAAGTCCCTGCCCGTTGTTGTCAGCCTCCACAGGCCGGACGATCTTTTCTTTGGATCTGGATTCTTCGGGCTTTTTTCAATCAGCCCCCAGTACCGAAGCTTCGCATAGTCACCACCACCATTGATGGCCCCCGAAGTAGGTATGTGAACGTACTCCCCATCCTTGCCATGAAATACCATCCAGACCATCACCCGTGCATACGATCCAATCTTATAGGCGTATACCTTGCTATTGGCACCGCAATGATGGCACTTGGAGATCGGCTCGTTAGACATTATTCGCAAGCGATCTAGATCAGAAAAATATTCTTTGGTATCAAAAAGATCCCGGAAGAATTCATCCTGTTCATTTTTTTGATCATGCGAATTAAACATGGATAGCTGGCTCGAACAGCTTTCGGCTTGAGTGAGCCATTCTGTTTCCTCATCCATTACCTTCCTCCCCTCTCGTTAAAGAATCCTGGGGGGTTGGGCGATGTATGTTTCGTCGCCAACCCCCCCCAGGTCCACTACTCAGTTCATCCACCATCCCGCATCTGATTGGGGTAGCGGCGTCCCACCTTCCTCGTCTACTTCATTTGTGGCTTCTACATACGCTTCTATCGCCCTGTTTATATACCGTGTGATGCTGAGATTTTCTCTATCAGCATGCGACTTGGCACTTTCGAACAGGTCGTGTGGAAGCCTGAGTAGAAATTGCTTCCTACCAGGGGAGCCCTTCATTGTCATCTTTATCCTCAGAGGAACTATGATTGGCTTCTTTGTTTTCGGAAGCGTTACCGTTCGCTGTCCCCTCCGTGGGCATGGACTTAACACGCTCTAGTTCCAGCCGGAAGAACTTATAATCCAATCCAGCTTTACTTGTGCGATTCCACATAGCGGCCCTCAAGACAGGCATGGTGCCCGTCTTGGCCCTGTCCACCATAGCTTTTAGAAACTCTCTGGTGAACTCTATCTTGCCCACCTCCGAAGGGTGGCGATCAGTCTTCGCATACTTGTTTGTGAAAACTGCAAAGTCCAGCTTCGGTTCGTCATCGTAATCAGACATCGTGTTTCTCCTCTTCTGCATCGTGAAGTTTGAATGCGCTCTCTGCGAGGGCTAGGATTTCTCTTCTCAGCCTGACTAGGGCTTCGCCGTCACGGCCCTTGATCGCATCCGTGATCTGCTTCTTGGCAGCATCGTCGGCGGGTGTCCACCCTCGCTTGTGTAGGGCGGTTACTGTTTCCTTGAGCTTTGTGATCGACTCGTCTACTGACACCTCTCCATAGGTGAGCGACGGTAGATCTTCTTTGGCCTCCTCTGCGGCCTTCTTGGGTGATTCCTTCGGAGCCTTATACTTCGGTGCTTTCTTGGTAGCCTTGGGCTTCGGCGTCTTCTCTGGGGCCGCCTTAACAGACGTAGTATCCCTTGGAAGATCTTCGCCAGCATATACATATGCACCTAATCCCAGAATCCCAAGGCACTTTGTTAGGCAACGTTGTTTTGCGTCAGAGATGGCACGGCTGTCAGGATTCGCGATTGCCTTATTCTTATAGTCCATCACAGGCAGCCACATCTCTCGCTTCACACTATCGCCAATGGTTACGGAGCAGCAGACAGATGCGGTGCCACCGGGGTAGGTTGTGATATCCCTAGTTACACCACCTTCATCCGTCATGCCATGCCATTTGACGATAAGCTGTGGATAGTGGTCCATCATAATCGACCACGCCCAAGCCCAACTCAGATAGGTTAGCCCCCCCTTCTCTTCGGTATGTTCATTGACGTTGATACCGGACAGCGTGTCCCAGACTTCCTTAGCTGTTGGATCTTTTATTACTGTTGCCACGGCTATCTCCTCCCCATTGTGGACAGAACTCACTTACAGAACACCACCCTTCACATCTAACGAACTTTGTTCCAGCATCATTCATCCAACGTTCCTCATCCGTACAGGGAGTAGTTTCCTCCTTCGTATGGATAGCTACCCGTTGGGACACAAACCTTTCTCGTCTCTCCGATGACCAGAGTGGAACCGGAATCGAAACAATCGGGCTGTTTGGATAATTATTTTTACCCGCTCTGCTCTTCGTCCAATCCCGACATACTGCCACGATAGTTAAACGATGTACTTCGGTTCCATTTTTTTCCAGAAGCCACGCATACAAATTGAGTTGTGATTCCCAGTCAGGTTTGAGGGATCTGGTCGTGGTATAAACAGACGTAACCTTGTAGTCGGTGACGTGCCCATCTTTCACCAAGTCCACGGCACCGGAGATTCTTACGCCCTCATGCTCAGAGAACAATCTCTGTTCCACGGTACCGTCACCGTGACCCTCTAGTACGGCATGAACGCCGGATCCCAGAAGTTTCCACACCTCGTCACGAACGTCGGAGGTAAGAAGATCTTCATTCTCCTTCCATAAACGGGTGATTTGCGGGGGCTGAAGTAGCCCTGTCACGCTGAAGTCAGCTTCTCCCTTGTCATAGGGATCAGCTTCAATGGCTTTTATGAAAACATCCGGTGCCCCGTACTGATTTGTAAGCTTCACTCCGTCCTCCAGACACCGATCTTCCTGTCATTGCTCACAAAGCGACAGGTAAATTTCTTATTGAGCTTCTTGCCATAACGAAAAGCCGCTGACCGTAACCGATTTTCTATTGTCCTACGCCCATTGCTATCATCATCCGTCTCTGCATCAACCAGAAAGGATTGCCCAATCTCTAGGTCATCAAAAGGATAATCCAAAGATCCAAGGCTCATCTTGCTGGGCATCGGCCTATCGTCACTAATGTCAAAATCGCTCACCTCACCCTCCATATTCCAATTCCATAATCAGTTTTGCGAACAGTAAATTTCCTGCTGGTTCTGCGGGATACACGATAGACGTAGCTTCTAATTGAACTAATTAACCCATCTACTCCCTCCTTATTCATCGGCATTTCGATAAGGTCACCTACTGCCACGCTCTCAAGCGGCAAGTCGCCCCACTTGCGGCGTGGCCCAGGATTTACGGGAGGCGGAATGCCCACTCCCTCGTAAACTCTGTATCTCTTGGACTCTTCTTGCACGTTCCACCCCCAAGTGTTATCGTCGTTGGTACCTAACGTCGAGAGGAATGATAATCAACCGTTCAAAGAAACGCAATAGTATTGACAACGATCCGTGTATAGTTAGTATACTCGGTGAACCAGCCTCCAAGGCTAACTCCCGTCGTTTAGTTTTTATTGGCGGAAAGCCCAGATTCATTAAGTCAAAAAAAGCTCTTTTGTATTCTAGGGATTTTGATTTACAGTGCCCAGTTAGAAAGAATCTGTTTGAAGAAGACTTGAGTATAGCTATAAAGATTTACTATAAAACTAGAAGACCTGATCTAGATGAATCTTTAATACTAGATCTTCTACAAGATAAGATATTTAAGAATGACCGAAGTATAAAATCTAAACATATTGAACATGGATTAGATAAAGAACGACCTCGTTCAGTGATTGTTATTAGTAGTCTGGATAATAAAGACTTGGTTAGAAAGACCTTATTAACTCTAGTAGAGGAAGAGGAGGATGCCCAATGCAGGTAGTGGAACAAGTTCGTAATGTGGTATCTGGTCTTGGTAGTGGACAACACAAGAAACAATGTCCAGAGTGTCAGGGTGATAGGTCTGGTAAAAACCGAAAGGATCGTCCTCTCTCCATCAGGATAGATACTGCGGGGGTTAAGTACAGGTGTCATCATTGTGGGATGGAGGGTGGTTGGGACCATAACGACGACCTTGATTTCAATTTACTCACAGCACCATCCCCTCCGAATGGGGAAAATTTCCCCCTCAATATTGATCGTGGATCTACGAACAGCACGGCGCTTGATTACCTGAGATCCAGGCACATAACCGATGAAGTCATCAAGAGTCATGCGATCCTTGGTACCTATCGGTTCAATGGCAAGACGGTTCCGGCAGTTGGGTTCCCCTACGGGGATGGCACTGTTGTTAACGCTGTGAAGTGGAGGTCTGCCGACAAAGAGAAACGGTTTAGTCAAGAAAATATATGTGAAGATTTTTTCAATCTGGATTCTTATGTCGATGGCAATGATGTCTTAATCTGTGAAGGCGAGATTGATGCACTCGCTTGGATAAGTGCCGATCTCCCAGACAACGTGACCGTTCTTTCTATCCCCAACGGCGCACCAGCCAAGGTTCGGGACGGAAAGATTGATCCGAAGGATGACAACAAGTTTAGATATATCTGGCGTGCGAAACGACAGTTGGATTCTGCGCCAAGGATTATTTTGAATACCGATCTTGATGATCCCGGAAAAGCCCTCCAAGAAGAGATCATTCGCAGGGTAGGTAGTACAAAGATTTGGACGATAGATCTTGGTGGCCACAAGGATGCTTCGGAAGCCGTGGACGCCAAGGGTGCGGCGTACCTTGAGCAACAGTTGGAATACTGTGAGCGGATCCCAACCATTGGGTTGCATGGCGTAGAAGAATTTGTCGATTCGTTTGTAGATCTGTATGACAATGGCCAAATGAAGGGAGCCTCCACTGGCTTGGCCTCGTTAGATAGATACATACAAATCCCCTTGGGTATGCTTACGGTAGTCACAGGCTTTCCCGGCAGTGGAAAGTCGGATCTCGTTGATCAGATTTGCATCAACCTAGCCAAATCACATAACTGGAAAACGGTTTATTGTTCTTTCGAGAAGCCACCTGAGTTGCACATGGCTCAACTGGCACAGAAGATCTGTAACCGCCCGTTTTTCGACGGCCCGTCCACTCGCATGAGTACTGAAGAGCGTGACTTCTCCGCCGATTGGATTAAAGAAAACTTCATGTTCATGGACAGTCGGCGTGACAGTCCGAATGACATTAAGGGCATCCTCTCTACTGCTAGTGCGGCAGTAATGAGAATGGGTTGTAGGATCTTAGTGATAGATCCTTACAACCATATAAAGCTCAACCATGGTCAGCGTGAAACGGATGCCATTTCGGATATGCTAACTTCCGTACAGCAATTCGCCCGTGACCATGCGTGTCATGTATTCTTTGTGGCCCACCCGACGAAGCTTCCTCCCGATAGGCGGGGAGACAAGAAGGTTGTCGTTACGGGCCATGATGTGGCTGGCTCTGCGGCATGGTTTGCAAAGGCTGATATTGGCATGACTGTTTGGCGTCATCAGCGTGATGAGGATCCCCCAGAATGCCACGTCTGGAAGACCAGATGGTCTTGGATGGGCAAGAACGGTGTCTGTCCCTTGCATTTCGATCCCATCACCGGACGTTGGCAGGACTTCAGCCCTGCGCTTGATGATTACGATTGGGATTTTGACTAGGGGTGGTGCTGCGATTGGGATTTTGACTAGGGGTGGTGTTCGAGCCCCACTTTAAAATTATTCTTAGACAGAATATCCTCAATTCGCTCAATGCTCGAAGATCTCCCGTCTGTGTATGTAGCCAGTTGACTAGAAACGGTTTTGGGAATAGGTTTTGATCATACTATAAGACCTCCTCTCTTGTGGTATTGGATGTGAGTTGGGCTAGATCAACCGCCGTCAGCGTGTCTCCCAGACTTTTCGCTGGCGGCGGTTTTTCTATTTGGGTTGCATTTCATTCCTGCCATGGTTCCTTCTTGTCCCTATCATCCCCCCTCCGTCCTTCCAGATGTCCAGCTATAAACTCATCCCATTCAGGGGGACGCTTGATGAGTGTTGCCCCGCATAGCGTACAAGTGACATCTCTCCCACCCCCCGCTGAGAACTCTCTAGCGGAGCATTGCGGGCACGGCTCCGCTTCAGTCTCCTCATCCCAGATACTGGGGTGGCCGATCTTCATCAAGTAATCAACTATCGCGGCGTTGGCTGACTGATCCCTGAGGATCTTGTAGTCCACCGCCGCCATGATCCATGCTTCAATGGTCATCTCAGCGTTGAGCGCCGCTTCCCTAGCGGCAGAGAGCAGCGAGCCTTTCGTAAAGCCCACCAAGAGATCGTAAATTGCAACTTCTTTACGCTCATTCATTTAGTTAGTCGCTCGTCTGCATGACAGACCCCTTGCCCTCGTGTGGATCCTTACCCCCTATGGCGTTGTTGATGCGCCGTGCCATAACAACCGTGGCGTTGCACTCATCGCAACAACGACCGTTCATTACTGGCTCGGCGTTATGACCTTCGGTCCAGTAGACCTCCCCTGTTGTGAGATTTCTACGCTCATCAATGGGGCCACTGCAAAGGCAACACTTCATAATTTTTTCCTTTCGCTTAGGTAAGTAAGAAACTTTTGTCCCCGGTAATAAAAATATTTTGATACTCGTGTGGCCAGGGTGGCGATTGCCATCCAAGGGGGTGGCGATTGCCTACTATCGGGACATTTCACTTCGGCCATTGATCCATTAACTATGGCGGGTGAGTCCCAGATATCCATGATGGCATCGCAGTTATTGAGGCATCCATATAGTTCAACGGCCCCCGACTTGGAGATAAGGGCTACGTCATGGCCCTGCTTCCGCGCACCCCCTATCGCCTTGTCCCTCATGTACCTCGCTTCACTGGTTCTCATTCTTGTGATTCTCCATAAAAAGGAAATGACGGTTGCCATTTCTTGCCGACCATCCACACACGGTAGGCCCCGCTGCCTTCCTCGCGAACGACAATGCGGAGATGACCGTGGGTTTCATTGTGATTACTCAGCCACCTGTGGCCAGAGTTACGCAACGTCTGACCTAGCTGGGAGCCACCTCCTCCTACTAGAAACGAGTCCCCTTCCGCCATCTTCCGCCATGGGTATTCCTCAGTCATTTAGTTAGCCCGTTGAGCGTAGTTTTCTTCTTCTTCCACTCGTTCGACTAGGTGTCGAGCAATCTCCCGCCAATTAACCTCACGCAACGCCCCGTTTAATAGGTCCAGATACAATCCTTCGATCTCTGGTGCCCATTCATCGAATTGTTCACGAAGGGTTGTGGACAATTCGTGCGTAGCTGATTCCTTATCTGTCAAAACTTCTTTGCGGGCCATGTCTCCGTAGTGTTCATAGAGATTTTGATCGTTATCAATCCACACATTAACGATCCAAGTTTCCCAGTTTGTCCATCCGTTATAGCCTAGAGTGTCACCCGCCATTGGATACTCCTTTCGGTTGTGGGCCTGGCAATAGCTATGCCTTAAAATTATTCTTAGATAGGAGATCTTCGTGTTTAGGACGTGGACGACAGCTTAATGAGAAAGCCGGGAGTCAGGTCTCCGTACCATGAGCCTAGCTGGTTGTATTCGTAGAATTCAAGCGCCTCCTCGTAGGTGGGGATGCCCCCGGCCATGAGCTTTTCGATGACCTTTTCTTTGTCATAGATCACAATGCATTCCATCCCGAAGCGTTCCAACACTCCCACCACACAGTCATCAAAGCCGCACATGGTCGGCGCACCCTCGACGCCAAGCCCTAGCAGTTGCTCTGTTAGTGTGGCGGTGCTGTCGATAAATGCCGTATCGTCTGGCATACTGTCCCCCGTCGAAAGAAATTAGGCTTAGAGCTGTACGCCTTCGGCAGTGACCTCTCGCACATCTACGGTAACGTCATCGTGCATTGTCATTTCTGCGAAGTCCATGCCTAACGCAATGTCTTCGGCTTCCTTCTCGTTAGCGGCGACTATCTTGGTCCAGTACGCAACGGATACAGAGACATAATACAAATCCGAATGGCAATTCGTTGTGTTGCCCTCCATGCTCGACCTCCCCTCTCTCTGAAATTAAATGTGAACTACTTTACCAAACAGTTTGCCTCCAGAATTTCCGTAGCTACCAACCATTGGTACTTGGCCAGTTGTAACCCATAGCACCGGGAAGTTGGGACTTCTGTCTCGGACGCAGCCGTAACCATCCGTGAAGTAAACGAGGCCACCGACATCTTCATTGTTCTTCTCTATGTAATCGAATATAGGATCAAATGAGGTTCCTCCCCCTCCGTAGATGTCCAACTCCATGGCGTCTGCCCCTCCTCCATTCTTCAGATCCATATCATACCAAGGCTCATCCGTGTCTGGATTCTTATGTATCCAAGCGTCTACATATGCTACCCGAATCTTGCTTAAGCCTAATTCCTTGGCCCATCTCACTAGATTCTTTCGGCATTTTTCAAAATCATCCCGACCCATGGATGCCGATGAATCAATACAAGCATAGAGTGTGTGCGGAGTTTTTATCTTGCTTGGTAAATATATCTTTCTGTGCAAGAATCGTCTGTTCGGACGTTTATAACTACGGATATGAGAGAAGTGCTTCTTCAAGAAGTATCGGATGTGATCCGACGATGCAGTCTTGCCAGTTGATGTGAAAATCTTATCAACCATCCCGCCTTTACCCTGACCTATCTGCCTCTCAAGCATGGCGGCTTCCGCCACACGATTGTTGATATTTTTTTCCTCTGCTTCTATCGCATCCTTGGCTTCTTGAGAGTCTCCCTCGCAATCTTTAGGAACTAGAATCTCTCCACATCCATGATCCGTGGGACCCTCTTTTCCACCACCACCCCCTCCACCACCACCCCGCTTGGGCTTGGGCTTCCATCCTTTCTTTAGCAGATCGTTGCATATCTTTTCGACAGGCCATCCACAGGTGGAGTAATGATCGTCCCATAAAACATTATCTGGTAATGTAAAATCCATACCGTAGTTTATGCTGTTCTTTATGCTACCGTTGATGGCATAATCACTACCCACATTCCATAATCCACACGCATCTTCTTCGGAAAGCCCACAACGTTTCCTCCATATTGCGAGTCGTATGTGATGCTTGAGCCCGATGTGTAGAGATTCGTGGATTATAATTCCACGGACGTTGAGATCGTTTATGGATTCCGCGTAAGATCTGTTGACCAGAATTACTTTTCCATCAGTAGCGAACGTTGCGATCTGATCACTCACTTCGATGGGCAAGAAACCCATTAGTGTATGGGATCCCGGCGCACATCCGAACAACTTGGAGCGTTGTTTCTTAACGCGCCTGACTACTAGCTCATCGTCTGTTAGTTCTTTGGATTGATTTCCGTACATATCTCCCTCCCCTTTTCATGCGTGGCACAGGTGGCACAGGTGTTTTGACATACTTTCCAGGAAAATCAGGTGCCTAAGTTAATTTTTATAGGGTAGGCTTAATGCCCTAGGGACATATAGCCTACCCTCTGGTTAGTTACCCATGAATTTGTCGAACTTGTCCGTTGCGGGTGCGGCTGCCTTTGTGATGTCGGTTAATTTGTCCCTGACATTCTTCCGCTCGGTATCATCCTCACCCGATAGCGCCGACCGTGCCGCGCTGAGATCACCACCCCCCAGATCTTTTATATCCTTCATCAGATCTCTGATCCTATCAGCGGCATCAGTTAGGTCTTCGTCATCCAGTGCTTGACGCCATCCATCAATTTTATCTGCCAGATCTTCTAATTTATTCCACCCCTTTTCGTATGGCAGAGTATTCTTTCTGTTGTCACCTTCGGTGTGGACGTATTCGTCAAGGCGTTTCACGATAGCATTTGCCTCGCCCATAACGTTATCCGCTATACTGCCGACAACGTTCGCTATCTTCTGGGCTTGCTCACGCTTGGCTCCCTCCACACATCTATCTATGACTTCTGACGGAGCCTTGAGCCTAATGTCATTAGCGATATTGGCTTCATCTACGAGAGGCTTGATCCACGTTTCCCAACTGAATCTTTTTCGCAACTCTTCAACGGGTATGAAAAACTCTTGGAACCTGCCGTTTAATTGCGTCAACGCCTCGGCCCTGAACAAATCCCACTGCGAAATTAAATGACGTTCCAGCAGGCGCTCCCATTCCATCCTGTAACTGGTCATTGTTTCTTCGTAGACAACCAGCTTGTCCGGCGCGAGCAGATACTCATTGCCGCTAACACGACCGCCGTTTTCATTGTTTCGTGAAGTAGTCCACGGATCGGTCACGCTCTTCATGTAACTTCTAGCTTGAGCCACGGGAGCCTTGACCATTCGCACTATCGCTTCATCAAAGATGGCCACCTGACCCTTGGCCCTGCGCTTGTCTATCCCCGTGGCATCGGCTCCCGCATCGGATAATTCCTGACATCTCTTGAGGTGACCGTACTGCCTAACGTTGATACCAGTGAGCATGAAGTTCTCAAAAAGTTTCTTGTTCATAATGCTCTTCCTCCCCTAGGGTTAGAAATAAAAGTCTTGGTTCTGAGCATAGTGTCTTATGAATTCCTCCTCTTTTTGAATGTCCTCATTGAGCGCTAGTGCCGCACTCACGCACGCCACCGAAGCCTCCCGATCAATTCTATTTACAAACTTAATTATATTATTGATCTGGCTTGCGCCCCCAAGACTTTGATAAGTGCTACGCTTTTTATCCAAGCGCGATACGAGCATACAAATAACACTGCACAACATTGTCTTTCCGTTGGGAGTCATATCGTTTCTGAGTTGATCTATCTTGTCACTGTACTTGTCGGGATCCGCAAGCATCTCATCAAGATCCCCGAAATTTTTTCCCGCTCTGTACGTTGCGAACAACTCGGCAGTGCCCCGGAATCCAATTATTCCTAGTATCATGGCCTCGGATACAGGTGAGTCCATGTCCAAGCCCGTCTTTAATAAATTACTGGCTTGGAAAACTGTACTAGGGGCACAGAAGGACTTGCCACTAGCCTCGTCATTCTGGGTGAAGAGGAACTGGTCGCCTTGGTACTTGAGAATACTCGACACCAGCGGGTGCAACTCACCCTTGTGGTGTTCCAAGAAACCCTTGACGGTGGCTCGCACCTGTAGGATGCACGCTCTCCTAATCAGATCACTGTGCATCGCGAACGCCCCTGCTCCATCATCCGCGCCGTTGGTTGTGCCGATGAAGTAAGTGTGGGGCGGCACTTGATAGTTGGTGCCCAGAGTTCTCTCATTAAAAAGCTCTGACCAGATCTTGAAATTCTCTGGTTTCTTACCTATCTCTTCAGCGATAACGGTACAGCGGATGTCTGCCCACTCTACGTCCTTGGTCCAACTCGCATCTGCTCCCGGCAGTGCAGTCGTGACGTATCTGTCGTAGGTACGATCCCCGATGGCGGGCATCGCGAAATCTTCTGGATCGTAACAGGTAGCATTGAAGATCTGCATACCGTACTCACCGACCCCCGGCCTACCACCAGAGTTGCAATTCACGATTGGCTTGGGCTCGCCATCGTTGTGACGGCGAGAGATTTCTAATACCGCAGCCTTTGCGGCAGTAGTCTTTCCGCCCCCCGGTGGCCCCGATAGAATTACCGGATAGCCCTCCATTTCTAACTGGACTGCGGCCTCCGGCACCTCACTGGGTTCTATGAATTGCCTAAGGTGATACTCTGCTTCTTTCATACCTCTCTCCTCCCTCTAAAGATTTGGGGAAAATTTCCCCCTCCCAGACCTCTCTTCTTTGGAAATATAATTATTAGTTAATCATTTATCAACTCCTTGTCGCTTGGCACCTACCCCATCAAGATCAATAAGTATTTCGTTCATTCTTTTTATTACTGCTCTTATACGTTTATGTAATCGGGCCTCATCCTCGTCATCCCACAAATGAAACCTCCCCTTCTCTTCACAACATGGACTCCTTGTGGCATTAAGATGTTCTGCTACAGATGTCATGTCTTGAATAGAATCCTCAAAGCAAGTCGTCATCCAATCTGATATTGCCATAATTTTTTCCCACCCCTGGGGCGTAGCCTGAAGTTCAAATTAATTCTCTGCATAGGTTTATTTTTTTAATTCTCCTGTTGTTATCTTCGTTGCCATTCGTATGCCTCCCATCCTATCTCTTCAATTAGAATTTTTAGCGGTGAATAGTCCTGTGTTTCACGAGTGCCTAAGTTAATTTTTAGTTGCCAGGTATTGAGCTGTCGCCTGTTCCTCTCAATTTTTTGCCGGATCTTCGACAGCCTTCTCTCCTCAATTAACGTCATCGTCCTACTCCTCCGTTGCGGGGGGAATATTTCCCCCCTGATTTTTACTTCTTTCTACTGCGAGATCAATCAATTCGTACACCATGTACTCAGCATCTCTGATCGCATCTTTGGATTCCTCACTCAGCTTGTTGGCCGCGTAAGAACCCAGAGATAATTCAGCCTCCGCTCTCAGGTTGACCGCCTTTTGGATGTGTAACATGAGCTTGTCCACGCCATCCTCAGATAGATGCGACATAATCCCTCCCTGTTGTGGGGAAATTTTCCCCCGGTTACAAGATTACTCCTACCTCGACAACAACAACCTCAGGTGTGAGCGTAGCCGTCCGTCTCCACGCCGAACCACATTCTCCCGGTGTTTAGCATGACGGCATCTCCTCCGAACTCGGGTTGGATCTCGACGTTATCGGTCAAGCCATGGCGTTGACGCAAGATGTCGATAGCCTCTCGCTGTGCCTCGGTGATCTCACCGTCTTTCACCTCTCGTGAATTGGGCCAGAAAATACGCATTGCCTACTCTTCCTTTTTCTGTAAGGGGAATCCGATAGTGAGGCCATCAGTATCATAGCCACCATCAAAATCCACAGTGACTTTGAGATCGGCCAACCACCGTTCTGCTTCCTCACGTTGTGAGGAGTGCCATACCCGCAATACGCTCCACGTTTCGACGGGTCCGGTGCCGTAGACGAGCATGATCTGGTCCATCATGCCTGTCTCTAGGCGAATGGGTTCCTTCTTGTTCTTGGGCATAGTGCTTTACTCCTTGGGGAAAATTTCCCCCGGTTATAAATTTACTTCTCACCTTCCTCGCGTTCCCGCATGGCTTCATCTTGAGCGTCAGAGTAGCCGCTCTCTCCGTAGTATTCGGCACTACTCATCCCGTCATGCTCCTCCTGAAAGCGGGCCTCTAGGGCACGGCATTTCTCGACCACGCGCTTGATCGGGTCCACTTCCCTTTCGTCTGTGTACTCACCTTCCACTAGAAATCTCCTTTCAGAACAATTCCTCTGCGATCCAGCAAACGAGTAAGATTAGGAACAAGAGAACAAACACCACCACAACAAATGGTTCATCGGCAGCAGCTTCGGGCTGTGTGAATCCAGAAAGCTGTCCATACATAATGCGCCTCCCCCTTAGTGGTAGGGGGAAAATTCCCCCCGGTTACAGGATTACTTCCGCTTCTTTCTCATTCCCCATACTGTTCCAGTTCCAGTGCTTTCCGGGGCGACATACCCGCCTTGGTTGCCAGGACAGATGTGTCGGTGCGCTGATCCATGCACCTGTCGTGATCGGTGACTTGCACAAGGTTGCCGTTTATCATGGCCCATGCACGGCGCACATCCCTGCCGCATCCCTTGCACACATACTCTGCGGGTATCCTGCGTGATCCCCTTTTATGGGGGGAATTTTTCCCACTACGCTCGGGTCTGTGTGACCCTTCGCTGAACTCAGCGACAGAACGTGACGCCTCGGTGGCACGATGGTCATGGTCGGCAAGGGCAGTGTTGCCCTGCGTATACTGACCCGTCGTGGCCAGAACCTTCTTCTGGTTCTTTTCCACCCGCTCCCATGGCTTGACCAGTGGTATCGGCAGGAGATGTTCGATCCTGCGTAGCCACTTGCTGTAGGCTTCCTCGTAAGTGTCGCACCTAACAGCCATGAAGTAGACGGCGGCGTCTATGCGCTTGGCGCAGATGGGAACACTCGCAGCTATCGCTGCGTTGATCCCGTTAGCCATCCTGTAGTCCCCCTCCTCAAGGGTCGTTCATTTCCAAGTGGGAATTTTTCCCACTTACTGTGGCGGGCGCACCTCTCCTGCGAGGCCACTCGCCTTCTTTATCCTACATATAAATATAACCGATTTCAAGATGTTATGCAAGGTATAGTGGACCCTGATACAGAAATCCTTTTAGTGGGAAAAATTCCCACTGTTGACCTGTCGAATACCTAATGGTAGAGTGGTGGTATGACTAATCCTAATGGTGTTAGCCCGAAACAATCGGCGTTCGCTGCGTTTGTAGCTGAAGGTGACAGCTACACGGATGCGTATCGCAAGGCGTATGATGCGTCGAAGATGAAGGATCAAGTGGTGTGGAATGCTTCGTCTCGACTGGCGAAGAATGAGAAGGTGCAGGGGTACATCACGGCACTGAAGAAGAAGGATGCAACAGCAGTAGAGGCGCACCAGAAACTCAGCAAAGACTGGGTCGTGCAACGGTTACAGGATGAAGCGCAGAGTGAGAAGAACCCCGCCGCTACCCGCGTGCGTGCGCTTGAGTTGTTGGGCAAGACCAGCGGATTGTTCGATGAGTCTACCCATATCACGTTTGAGAATCGCACGCCTGAGGATGTGGAGAAGGAGCTTGTAGAGAAGCTGGCGATGCTGTTCCCAGTGAAGGCGTGATAGCAGGGTTAGTGTAGGTGTTGGGAAGCGTGTTAAAATCCCAAGTGGGAATTTTTCCCACATGATTTGACCTAACCCCTGTCGTGACAGCCGTACCTCGTACATGACCCCTGACAGCCGTACCTCGTCGCTTGGGGGGTGCAGACTGCGGATAGGTGGGAAATTTTCCCCCAAAAAACTTGACAGCCGTACCTCGTCGCAGGCCCCCCCCTGGGAAGGCCCCCGGAGGGCCGCCGGAGGCTGCTGTTAGATATAATCATCGCGAAGAATGAGCGTCCTTCAGCTTTTAAATGCTGTTAGATATAGTCAGGCGTAGGGAAGTATGGCGTAGTTCAGTCATACTTCGCTCGCATCTCCTTGTGTTAGTCGCGAGTAGCGATGTGCTGTTAGATATAATCATCGCGAAGAATGAGCGTCCTTAGGCTGTTAAATGCTGTTAGATAAAAGTCATCGTTCAGATGCAGTGCTGTTCAATACGCCTCGCGACTAGCGAGTCCTCAGGCTTTAGGCTTTTAAATAAAAAAAAGAGCGAAGCTCCTTCAAAAAAAATTTTGGTTGGGTCCTGACGGTACGCAAAACGAGGGGCCAGGCTGACGCCCAGCCCCCCGAATGCTCCGGTCGAGCCGGTGGTTTACTCGGCTATGGGTGGGATATAGAAGGCGTCCAAGGTCTGGTCGTCTTCGGTGGCAGTGACAAAGCGTCTCGCGCTCTGTAACTGGTTACGGCTCGCAGCGATCACATCCGCGAGAGTCTGATAAACCTCACCGCTCCGAGCCTTGCTGATCAGCACTGATAAATTCTCAGTTCTGCCTCTGGGGCCGATGGTGATTTCGCACCTCTCGGTTCCGTCGTCGTCTGTGGTTACCACGTAGGTGTCGGCGTAGTCGGCACCCAGTGCATGGATGAGACCCGCCGAATCGGTTCCGATGTGAACCATCAACCGACTCTCGGCGCATCGGGCACGCTTCAGAGCCGCCCAAATCTCAGCCTTCTCGGACCAACTGAGAGCGCTGGTCGGCTCCACCGTCGCGAGAGCAACAGCGGGATCGGAGGCCAAGAGTTCAAGCCAGTCGGATACGGCCCGCCTGCGCTGGCGCACGCCTTTGCTCCCGTTCTTACGGGCCGCCTCGGCGGTTCCTCGGGGGGAGTGGATCCCCGTGGGGTAAAGTTCTAGAAGCCGCTCGTACTCAATTCTCGCGGCGTTTCCTGCCCGGATCTTGAGGGCCTTGAAAGAGTGACAGACCATCTCCAAGGTGTCGGCGCTTCCGGCCCCGGTCCTTATAGCCGTCGAGCCCCAAGCGTGCATCAACGCGACGAAGGAAGCGCGGGCCGTTTCGGTTGCGCCTTGCGCCTCCCGCGAGGTGACGGAGGCGGTGCCGATTTGGTCGGCACACTTGTTGACCGCCCGACTGATGGCGGCGGTGAGTTTGGAAAGTGACATCGGTGCTTCTCCTAGTTTTCGGGGACATAGCCCCGGTTGCGCCCGGAGTCATTCGCTCCGGGCTGCCCATAGATAGAGCAATTCGCGTGCCACCATTTCTCCCCATTTCCTGCCATTCCGGCTTATTTAATCACGTCAAAATGACAGCCTGTCACATTGGCACCACACCGT